AAAATCTTTGCTTTCATCGTTTTACCTTTCTTTTAATCCATATAAACCGTATGCCGATACCGACAAATAATATTTTCGCCTCAATGTCAACGTAACGGTCGTAACCGTTGACCGCATCCACGGACACGCCGGGAACAACAAACCAACTCTTATATTTCCAATATTCCCGGACGTACACGCAAACGCCAACCCGTCCGATATGAACCCCAATTTGCGCCGTATGAACGTCGCCATTGTTCGGGATAATTCCGATTTGCTTTTTATTCATTGCCTTTTCTGTTTAGTAATTCGTAACTCTCTTTGTCAACTACCAACGCCCGTGGGTATTCAGTTATTACGCCCTTTGTGTACACCAAATTGTAAATACCCAATTGCCCCTTAATTGGGAACTCAACAACCCGGCGGGGGTTCCGCATTAACCACCCGAACCCCTTTGTTATTGATTTGCGTTTTTCGGGCGGTATGCGGGTATTTTCCCAATCTTCGGGGGTAAACTCGGCGACGGGCTTAATGTCGTACAACTCAACCAACCCCAACGTTACCCCGCTTTCATATCCCGCAATTACGGGATTGGCGGACGAACAAATCATTAAATCGCCCCGGTACGGCGTGTTTTTACTGCGTACCTCAATACACTTTTCGCCGTAAACAATCCCGTTGTCCTCATACGCCGCTGTTACTAACTGCGTTGCATACGGGTTCTTTACGGTTAATGCACGCCAACGGTCGTGCAATTTCGGTTTATAATCTTTGTTATTATACTGCATTTTCGTTTGATTTTTCGTTGAATAAATTATAATTCCTCGGAACACAATAACCGGGCAATGTTTCCCGCTCAATCCCGGACGCTCTTATAAAACTATCTTTCCAATATATCCGGGGCGTTTTGTCCGGGTGCGCCTCCCAATAATCGAACACGTCGTTGTAAAATGTCAATGTTTCCCGCTTGGTATATCTGCAACCGCTTTGTAAACCTATCTTAAACAAGTCAACAAAGGGGTACGACAAAGCAATTACAGAAAATGCCCGGTCAAACATTCCCACGGGAATTGGTTCAACGCTTGCAAAGGTCGGGAACCCGTGGCGTTTTGCCCGTGCCAATGCGTTTATACGCATCCGGTTTGGGCTTGCTTTTGGCTCCAATTCGTCGCACCCGGTCAACGTGGAACCAATGGCAATGCGGGATTTATCCCAACCCTCGGACGCCTCGGCAAAGTCGATTAAAATATTGATACCCTCGGCGCATTTGCTCAACACTTTAACCGGGACGCCGTGGCGTTGACAAACGCCGATTGCTTGGCGGGTCAACCTTTGCGTTTCCGGCAATAACGGGTCGGTTGTAAACGAAAAGAATAACCCCGTTTTTTGCAATTCGTCCTTATGCTTCAACAACTCATTCGTAAATATATCCAATGCGTATGGATATTCCCGTAATGCCTTTTTCAATTCCGGGGTATTGCCGCCCAACACTTTTGCGCCCCGCCCTTTGCGCAAATAACAATACGTGCATCCGTTGGAACAACCAACGTAAAAGTTGGCGGCGTTCTCGGCATATTCCCCGGCTTTTCCCTTTGGGCTGTAAATAACCCGTCCGTTTATCGCTCCCATACTCATACAGATTAAAACGGTAAATCGTCGGTTCCGTCGGGGGCGGGTGCATCCGGCACGGGCGGCGGCGGTACTTGCGCCTCGGCTCCGGTCGCTTTCGGGGTCAACATTTCCATATTGGTTGCGACTATCTCGGTAACATACCGTTTGACGCCTTGCGCATCGTCATAACTCCGGGTTCTTAATTCCCCCTCAATATAAAGTTTATCGCCCTTTTTGACGTACTGATTGGCGACCTTTGCCAAACCGTTTTGCAATACAATGTTGTGCCACTCGGTACGCTCCGGGATTTGCCGCCCGTCCTTTGTCGTAAACCCTCGTTTCGTGGTTGCCAATGAAAAGGTCGCAACACAACCGCCGTTGTCGAACTCCTTAAAATCCGGGGCTTTTCCGGTATGCCCTAATAAAGTAACTTTGTTTACACTCATAACTATTTGAATTTAACACCATCCAACAAATACAATTTCTTATTATCAGACCAACCCGCCGCCATGTTTAAGGCTTTCCGGTCGTCGTCGTGTACAAACTCGCAATACCATGAATTGCCGCCAACGTTCGCTTTTTCTTTCAGTCGTACCAATTTACCGACAATGTACCGGGCAAACTTGGCGTATGCGCTTGTTTCCGATATATGGATAATACGACGTTCGGCGTTTATTTTTGGCAATTCTTCGATTTGCGGGCGTTTTTCCTCGGTGGGGTATCTTTGTACCCTCTGAAAATCTTTTTTGATTGACGACCGGGAAATTGCCCCAAAATCGGGGGTTCTCTTTTTAGTTCTCATTAAACTAACTTTAATTGTTGATACTCGGTTTTCATTAACTCAATTAACCGCATATTCTCCGGGTAAATTCGCATTCGTTCCCGGTCGCCATTCTCCCAACGGTTATGGCATTCAAAGGAAAGGATATTTATATTGCGGGGGTCGTGCGCCATTTCCGGGTATGCCCCACGTGTCAAAATGTGGGAACAATAGACGGCGGAATAATTCGCCAACGGCTTTAATGTTTCCTCGCATCGGTGCGGCTTATGCTCCCAAACCCAACGGAAAAAGCGTTCATTTGCCGCCATGATATTTGCGCCCCGTCCCGTAATACAATGCCCGAACAATTCCCGTTGTATCTCAACCCTCAAACGAATATCCATGCGGAAATTACGCAAATCCAAAAGGGGATTATATCCCCTTTGGATGCAATAATTGTATTCGTCCCGGTCTGTCAACAAATACGGTTCCATACTCTTACATTTCCGCCGTTTCGTCGTTCGGTTCCGGGTCGTCCGCCGGGTCGTTAATATCCGGGAACAATCCGTTATCATCTACCTTTTCGGCATTCAATCCGGGTGCGGGTTCGCCATCAGCCCCGAACAACTCCAATTGCGCCTTTTTACCCTTGAAAAGAAAGGCGTAAACCTCGGTTTCAATATCGGCGGCAATTTCTTCTAATTCTTCCTCAAATCCGAACGTTTCCGTATTGAATTTAAGGCGGGGCGAATTGATTGCGGTTTTCTGATTGTTCGACACGGTAAACAATCCGGTTAAAACAACCCCTACGTTATCATCTTGACCGGAAAAGGACACGCCCCGAACCTCTATGTTTTTCAACATTTCGTCGGCAAAATCCCGTGATAACTCGCTTTGTTTCTTGGTTGCCTTAAAATCGGACGTTTCAACCATAGACAAAAAGGACGTAATATTAAAAATCCGTCCCATGATTGGGCGCAAACGGTCGAAACAATCCCGCAAATCCGGGTGTATATCCTTTGCGCTCTCAACGTGGTATTTGTTCGTGTAACTCTCATTACCGATTGTTTCGGTAACTTCATAATGTACGTCTAACCCGCCGTCCTTTAATGTCTTGACTTTCGACAATGCAAACGCCTTTTCGCTTGGTATCAACATAACGTTTGCGGCTTTTTTTTCTTCGCTCATATTGTAATATTATTTGTTGCCGGGAACCCGCCCGGCATCGGTTTTATAAATCATCTTCAACGTATCGTTTTAATTCCGTTTGGAATTGTTCCCGTTCGTCGCTTTCACGTTCTAACAATTCGTCGTACAATTCCCGGTCGAATATATCGTTAATCGCATCGTCCAATAAGGAAATCAGTTTTTCCGGTTTAACGGCGTCTAACTCCACTTGACCCAATCCGTCCCAATTGGCGGTACGGCTGTCTGTTTCCTTTGCCGGGGCGGGCGGCAACTTCCATTCGATAACCTGTTGTTCCATCAACGCAATACGTCGTATTTCGACCCCAAAAATACCGAACTTTTGCAAGTTTTCGCCAATCGACCGGGGTATATCTTCGCCCGACGGGTCGTAATCGCCAAAATATAAGATAACACATTGTTTGCCGTTGGCTTGCGCCTCTCTCAATCGTTCGGACAATTCAAACAAGAAAGTCAACGACGGATAACCTTTACAAGCCCCAACCGCAATATCCCAATTACGGCACGGTTTCGCAAAAACGCCCTCCAACGCTTTCTTTTCAATCAATATTTCCGGGTAAATCGGTTGGTTTTCCCAACGGTTTTTATGATACGAACGCATCCACGCCCTAACCTGCGCTTTTGCTTCGTCTTGCTTTTCTTCCAAATCGGTTGGTTCCGCTTTAGTTTCGCCACACATTGCCCTATCTCGGTCGCTGAATGCCTCAAAGTCAACCCGCCCGTCCCATCGTGCAACCTCCATTGCAGAAACAACACGTTTATAGTGCTGCAACGTGTTTGTCATACCAATACTAACTAACTGATAATGCAACGCACGGATTGTCAAAACTCCGGGTTCGTATCGGCTTAAAATCTCAACGGAATTTTCAATTATCCAATCCCTTGTAAATTCGTCTTTTGTTCGCTTTGCCATTTCAAAAATCGTTTTCGTCCAACAATTCCCGTGTTTTACTATTCGACGGAACCGCCGGGCGTTCCGGTTCCGGGGTTGGTTCCGGGACGGGTTCCCCGGTTCCGATTGGTTCCGTTACCGGGTTGGGGTCGTGGAACTCAATATTGCGCCCGCCTTTGGGCTTTTCCGGCTCAAATTGGGCTTTGAGTTGTTCCGCCGGGTATTCCTTTTGCGCTAACTCAATAATCCCCAAATTAACCAATTCCGGGACGCAACGGCGCAACGCCCTTATGTCCTCTAATGCGTCATGCGCCGGGAATGTTTCGCCGGGGAATAACTTACTATATAATTCCTCTAATTTGGGATATTTTCCCGGTCGCCCGTTTGAATACAATGCGCCGACAAACTTAATCGTTTTCATCATTGTATCAATGCGTTTGCCCTTATGTAATGCGTCCTCAACGTGTGCGTCGTAATATTCCCGTCCACAATAGCGCAAAACGTTTGCTTTTAACATTGAACTATCAAAGTAAATGTTGTGCGCACATACAAGCGGGGCGGCGTTGGCATCCGCTAAAAATTCGTCCACAACCTCGGCAAACGGCACGCCCTCGGCAATTGCCCGTTCGGTTGTTATACCATGAATTGCGGTTGTTTCCGGGGGTATCTCGTAATTATCGGGTTTGATAATATAACTTTTTTCCTTATCGCCCAACGACCATGCCAATTGGACGACGTGCGGGAATTGCTCAAAATCCGCATCCCATTTCAAACCCTTTGCCGGAACCCCGGTTGTTTCACAATCAAAGAAACAAACATCTTTCAAATCAATTTTTTGCATAACCTTAAATATTAAATCGTTAATTACTGTTTTCGCTCTCATTGCGGTATTTATCCCGCTTTTTCTCCAACTCCAAAACGTCCCGGTTTTCCTCAATGTATTGTTTTACATCTTTGCGGCAATATGGTTGGTTCTCTAACCAAAGCAAATGCCAATACGGTACGTTTTCCATCGGTTGCCCCTTAAATTTACCTTGCGGCATCGGGGATTTGTCGTTTAATTCCATACTAAAAAAGTCTTTTTTGCCCGTCCTCGTTGGGGGTTTGTTCAACATATTTTGCCCGTGTAATCCAAACGCACCCGCATCGCAAACACTTTATCCGGCTGTAATGCTTTGGCGTGTATTCGTGGCGGATAATCCGCCAACCCGCCAACGGGTAATTTTTCCGCTTTCCGTTACACTTGCAAAACATACCTACAACGTTCGGGGGTCGTCAATAAATGTATTGTATTCCTCGGCGGCTATCTGTTTGAGCGTTTCGATATGTTCGATTAACTCGGCGTTCGACAAATCCGCCACGGTGCGCAAATCGTGGGAATATACCCCCGTTTCCTCGTTGACCCGTTCAACGTACATAATTGGGGAAAATTCCCGCAAACGTCGTTCGGTTTGTTCCTCTGTAAGACGTTCGCCCGCCTCCCAAATTGCGTGCTTAAACGTCGGTACAACATAGTTAAAGTAATACCCTTTCAAAGCCTCGGACGAACCGGGCGACGCTACAATGAACCGGGCGATAATGCGGGAACCTTTCCAACCCTTGAAAAACTCGTTTAATTCCCCCATGTACATTGCCAACCCGCCGTTATTGTTTATTGTCCCCGTTGCTGTTATTTCTCGCTTTTTCATCGGCTATTAATTTTTTCATTGTCTTATTAAACGCTGTCATTCCGATTGTATGGATAACGTCCCGTTCCGCCCGTGATAACTTCGTTTCTCGCTTATCCAATATCTTTGCAAACGTAACGACAAATTCGCCCGGCTCCAACAATCCGGCATTGTGCAACCCGTCGATTGGGTGCGCTTTCAAACGCTCGGTTGCTTTCAATGCTTTGCGGGCTTTTTCCCGACTTTCCCATATTTCCCGAACCTCGGCGGCGGCGTTGTCATAAAACAACCGCATTTTCAGAACGTCGGCAATTGACAAATCAGCCACGGCGGTTGGTTGTTCTTTTTCCGGCTCCGGTTCCGTCGTAACGGGTGCAACCTTACCGTTATTCACTCCATAACCGAACAACGCAAAATCGCCCTTTGTCGGGTCGTCCGGGAATATCTCGGCGAAACGGTCGGTTATCTCAATGGCTGTTTGCAAATCCGGCGTCCGACGTTTTACAAGCCCCAACCGCAATGCCTGTTTATGTACGTGGGTATCTAATGGAATAATCAAATTACGGGGGTCGCAAATCGTCCACAATCCAAAGTCAACCGGGGAACCGTTGCGACACATCCAACGCAAAAACATACATAAGCGTTTGCAACCGCTTTTCGTTTCCATATCCGGCACGCCCTTAACATCGCCGAAAAGACGTTGTAATTGCTCCAATGGACGCCCGCCCGGTTGCGCTTGCAATGCCTTTTCCATGTTCTCAAACTTACTATATACGTCAAATAAGCGGGCGCAAAGGTCGTGAAAATCGGCGTATGTAAACGTTCTATAAAAATTCTCTTTACTGCCTTTGTATTGCTTCCATTCCGGGGCGGCTCCCTGCGTATCGGTTCCAACAATGTAATGATACGGCGCACCCTTGAAAATTTCCCGGTCGATAAAATCCGCCTTTTGGATTATCTGTTTGCGGGAACCCCACGCAATCCACGCCGTAACAAATGCGCTAATCTCAATATTTACCCGGCTATCGTAACGGTGCGGGATTTGCACCGGGTCGGATTGGATAAACTCGGCGGTTTCGTATTGTTCCGCCCAACGTTTCAAATTATCGTTCAATGTATATGCCATTGTTTTAGATTTTAAGGGGACGGAAAGCCCGCCCCCGGTTATTATTCGTTTTCTGTGTATTCCTCAACAACTAAATCGGTTTGTCCTCGCTTCACTTCCTCAATGAACCCTTGAAAACCGTTTTGTTTAGCAATGTCAATGATTGCTTGCAAACGCTTTTCGCCCAAACTTTCGCCCCTCGCAATGCGGAATACCTTAACCGTCGGATTGCTTGCAATAATCAGTTTGGCGGCGACCTCCATAATTTGACTATCTGAAACTTTCCCGGCGACGAACGGCACGCCGTTTAACTCTAAACCGTCGTCCGTGAACGAAAGCCCGGCAATCGGTAATTTGGACGTTGCAATAAGTGTTTCCCTTTCCTTTGCCAATGCGCCTAATTTGTCCTCAAACGTGCGGGCGGTTTTCTCGGCGGCTTCCTTTTGTTTCTTCTTTGCCATGTAATCCACAACCAACGCATTAATACGGTTGTGTTCCTCGGCTTTTTTCAGTTGTTCCGCCGTATCTAATTTTTCCGGGTTATTGGCTTCGTATTCCTCTAACCATTTGTCGGCATTCGCTTTGCGTTTCTCAAAATCAGCTTTTTCCGCCTCAATGGTTGCCAATGTTTCCTTTAATTCGGCATCGACGTTTTTACGGGATCTTTTCGCCTCTTTTTTAGCGTCCTCTAACCGTTTTTGCGCCTCGGCGATAATGCGGGCAACCTCTTTTTCCTCATTCGCTAAATTGGTATCAATAACCGCAACGGCTTTGTCGTGGTTATCGTTGGCGGTTTTAATACGTCCGGGGATTGCCTCCAATTGTTCAATCCTTTGTTGCCGGGCTTGACGTACCGTTTTCGCTTTCTCAATCAACCGGGCATTTTCGTTTTGTTCTTCCATCAACGCCGTAATATCCTTTTTCTCGGCATACGTTTTGACGTCGCCGGGTTTCAATTGCTTTTCAGCGTTGGCGCAAATGGTTGTGTACGTCTTGACCTCGGTGTTGGCGTCTTTTCTTTTGTCCTTAACGGTCGTAACCTCGGCGTCAATTTCTGCAATCCGGGTGCGCACCTTTTCCGGCAACAAAGCCTTTACAACCTCAATTTGTTTGCGGCGTCCCTCGGCGGTTTCACTCCAACGGGAAAACTCCACGGCGTCAAAATCTTGGTAGCCGAAAATCTTTTGCAGCATTGAAACGTTATCCGAACGCATCCCGGTTGTTTGGGATTTAATGGATAACGTCCCCCGTGGGTTGGCTTTGGTAAACTTTAATTCGACCTCGTAATTTTCGCCGTCGTTACCTACAACCATTTTTGCAAATCCTTTGTCCTCGCCATTTTTCAACACAGCGTCCCGGTTCCCGGTCAACATTGCGCCGATTGCTTTTAAAAGGGTTGATTTGCCTAACTCATTGTCCCCGGTAATGAAATATACATTACCCTCAAAATCTGCGTTGAACTCTTTGATAACTTGAAAATTCAACAATTCCAATTTCTTAATATACATCGCTCTTTAAATTTATTTATTTCCCGGAAATCGCCGGGTCGTTATGTTCCCATTTATAACCGTTGTATGTTTTTCTTTTCCCGTTACATACCTGTAATATTACATACTTTTGCCAAGGAAAAACACACGCATCTAAAATATTATCAAAACATACAATATTACCTAATTTATCAATACGTTTAACGGGATATAATTTTGATACACGTTTAACGTTCTCAAATTTTAGGTTCTCGCCAATAGTACACCAACGTAAATTATTAACATGATTATTTAATTTATTCCCGTCGATATGGTCAACACATGGTTTATTGTCCGGGTTGGGAATGAACGCCAAAGCAACCAATCTATGAACCCGCATAACTTTTAAACCATTGATTTTTAATTTTACAGTCATATAGCCACCGTTCAAATAAGGCTTTATTTCCTTATCATTTTGCGTTATATTGCCATTTTCAGCAACGTAACAATCATATTCTATTAAGTATTTACCTTTTTTCATGCCGCAAATATATGTAAAATAATGGATATACCAAAACTTTTATTTTTTATTTTCGGTTATTTTTTTATTTTCCGCAATAAACGCCCTATAATAACACATTTACCCACGCCGTCAAACTCAACTAACATATTGCCGTTGCGCCCTCTTATACATTTTCCATCAGAACGACGAACCGCCCGGCACGGCATACGTCGCAATTCCGGGCGGGTCAATCGGTCGCCTAAATAGATATAATCCATTTCGTCCATATCAAAACAATTTCATTTGTGTATCGGTCAATATAGCAACGACCGCATCAACTTTGCGTTCCCAACTTTCCAACGTCGCCAATTTCTCCGGGGTTGGGTTCCGTTGGCAACGTCGTTGGTTGTGCCGCATCTGTTTTACCATTTCCGCCAAATCTTTTGCCGTTATTTTTTCGGGATTTTCGATTTGCGGGGCTTTTGTTTCGTCTGCCATATAAGTAACCATTTGAATAATTAAACGCCCCTACGGGCTTAAAATAAACGATTGTGCATTTGTTGGGGCAAATTTTCCAAAACCCAACGGGGGTTGTTTTGTAAAATGAACCGTCCAAAGTGCATTATTAACGTTGCGTCCGCATTCCACAACGCCGGGGTAATTTCCGGGTATAATTTCCCGGCAATATCCCGGAACCGTCGTTTGCGGTCTGCCTTTTCCTCCTTTTTCCCTTTTACTTTGATACGCAATTTAAGGTCGTTTTGCCACTTCATAGCATTAACCAAAACAAATGGTATTTCGGCGACGGTTATAATAGCTTTCAAATGCTCAAAGTTTTGCAACATCTTTTGAATGCGGTACAATTTACCCATATTTGCCCCGGCATCCCCAACCGTTACGTCGTCCGGGCGAACGCTCAATTTTTCCAAAAAGACAATCGGCGTGCAAATCTCTTTGTAGTAATTGAGAAAATCCCGTATCTCGTTTATATCTTTCGGCATCTTTATTGCCGTTGCATTGTGGTTGGGTCGCCAAACCACGATACCCCCGGCGGCTCCGGGGTCAATTCCAATAATGCAATCTATTTTCATTTTTCAAATCTCAAATAATGGTAAATATAAATTTCGTCCTTAATCATTTGGTCGAATGTTCTTTTAATCTCTTTGCGCCGGGCAACCTCAAAGGCTGTAAAATCAATTTCCGGGCTTCGGGTTCCTTGTTTCCGAACGTGGTAAACCGTAAATTCATTTACGAACCCACGGGCGGCACGTGCCAAAAATCGGTTATACGCTTCTTTCCGGTCGTCCTCGGTTTCTTTCACTTCGTCCGCCAACCGAACACCCAACAACCAATTATAAACAAACATTTCGTCCGCTAATCCAAACTCCAAACGCCCGGTATATTTGTAGCGCAAAAAGCACATTAAACAAGTCATAACCGATTGATTGCGATAATACCGGATTTGCTCCGGGCTTAACTCCTTTTTCGGTTCCGGTAACGCTGTATATGCTTTGCCGATAACTTGGTTTTGTTTCCGGCAATATGCGTTCAATACCTTTGCAAAATAATCGGCGTTGAATTGTTGGTAATGTTTCCTTTCGGCGTTGCCGTCCCTATCCTTTGGCAAATAGTCGTCCAATTCCCCGGTAATCAGCAATTCAAACGCTAATTTAACCTCGGACAATGTTAATTGCGAATAATAGCGTTTGAGTAAATCCAACAATCGGGTACAAATATACGTCCAATCGTCCCGGTTTTCCGTGGGAATGATAAACCCCACGTCCATTGCGATAAACCGGAACATTTGCCCCGTTTTGGCAATCAACGTTTCATCGTCAATCTCGGCAATCTGTTTTTTTGTGGACGCCACGAAAATATACTTTTCGACCGGGGTTAATGCTTTGGCAACCTCCGGTAATTCAACCATCGCCCGGCGCACCTCAATTGCTTTTGCCGTTCCACTATAAAGCAAAACGGCGGCGGATTGTCTTTTTTCGGGCAACGTTTGTGGCAATCTGTTTGTCTTTTCGGGTAATGTTTCCATCTTAATAATCGTCTTTCAAATACTCAATAGCCCCGGCAACGTTCAATCTTTGCGTTGGGGCTTTGTATTCGGGTTTCAAATGCAATTTTTTCTTTTCGACGTCCCCCCGTATGAAATTACGGACGGTCGCCAACCAACCGTTTTTAGTGCGCTTCATATTCTTTTGGTCGCTCCAATCGCTAACAGAATGAAAGTAATAAACCAAATCGACCTTTTCAAATTCCGGGGTCGCAAACTTACTTTCAAACTCTGAATAATCCACGCCAATGCCGTTTTCAAATTTAACCATTTTGTAAACAGCTGAATTGCGGAACAATGTTTTTTTCTCTTTTGGTTCCTCAACTTTTTTTTCTTCATCGGGGAATAATACGGGGTTCTTTACCCCGGTATTATCATTATCAAAAGAGTTATTAATATCATCTATCTTTATTGTGTCGGATTTTCCAACCACGGTAGTTGGATTTTCCAACCGGGGGGTAGTTGGATTTTCCAACCGGGGGGTAGTTGGATTTTCCAACCACTCCAAAGCAACCCAATAATTAGACGTATATTCACAATAACGCACCTTATTTTTTTCGTACTCAAACTTATTGATATACTGTTTATCAACTAATTGTTTGAGTAACTTAATAACCGTGCTTTTATCTAATCCCGTCCATTCGATAAGATACCGCAATGAACCCTTAAAACGGCTTTCGCCGTCTTGACTAAAACCATGTATCAAAGCAAAAACCAACAATTCGTTACCTTTCAATTTAAGTTTCGTAATCATTGGGGCTAATATGGTTATAAAATTGCTATCCCTTATTGTCATTATCAACCTCTTTAAATATTATACTTTTCCCGTCCGCTCTTACATCAACCCCACAATTACAACGCTTGCATATATCCGGGAAACTATCCAAAACACATACATTGCAATCCCTTTCGGTATCTTCAACGCATATTGCCGTTATATGGAAATGGTTGCGACGATTAATATTTATTTTTTCTCCTATTTCCGGCGTAAATTTAGGTTTAATCATTTTTCCCGCCCTCCAATTCTTTAATCGGTTCCCACGCCTTACGTACTTTTAAAACATTGTCGGCACTCTCATTGGGAACCAACGACACGACGGGAAAACGGGAACGGTCGCCCGGCTTTTGGGTCGTGGCAAATTGTACATTCAAATCAAAGATAATGCCTTTGCAAAATCCCCGTTCCGCTAACATACCGTCGAACGTTTCCCGTATTTGCGGGATTGTGGACGCCGTTCCCTTTGTGGCAAATTGCCAAACCCCGGCAACGCCACGAACCAAAGGGACAATAAAGTTTAGCGTTAATGTAACCTCCCAACCGTCGCAATCGGGTTGGCGGCTCTTTTTGTTCGGGTAACGCTTCGTTATTGACTGCATTAAATTTGGGTATTTTTCCGTTGTCAACGTTTCGTATTTTTTTCCGTCCCATACTTGGAACGTGTCGCCATCGCCCGCCGCAATCAATCGCCCGTCGTCGTCCCGGTATTCGTAACGCTCGTTACATACTTTTGCCGGGTCGTCGTCCGGGAAAACAATTTGTATTGTTTGCGGCTTTTCGCCGTATGCCTGTGTAAATAACCCGGCATACTTTCCCGTTGGTATGAAGTAATCAACACTTTGCGGATAACCGTTTGCGTTTTTCATACCGATTTTTATTTGACCGACACGGGGCAATATCAAACGGGATTGTTGCGCCTCCGGTCGCTTTATTCTGCCTTTCATAACTCTTTATAAAATATTACTGCAATAAACCATTCTTGTGCAAAATAATTTTGTTCAACTGCTTTTATATCCATTTGGATAACCTCAATATCCGTTCTATTAACGAATTGTTCCAATTCGGACGAACTCGTAATTATTTTAATCTTTTTCATATCTCAAATTTCGGGGTCGTCGTTCAACATCTTTTTCCTACTCTCATTTTTGGGCTTTTTAGGCTCGTTTGCGGGCTTTACTTTCTTTTCCGTGGTATTACCCCGCTTTGCGGTCGTTTTGCCCGTGGCGGCTTTCTTTTCCGGCTCCTTTGCCTTTTTGGATACACGTTTAACAATGGTTGTTTTCTTTGGCTCCTTTTCCGGTTCCGGTGCATCCGCCTTGACTTTCTCGGCGGCGTCCGTATTTTCGTCCGGGGTCGGCTCCTTTGGGGCTTTAGTTTTAATCAATTCCGCCAACGATAAGGATATTACGTTTTGCGTTAAATCCGGGGCATTGTCTAACAATACCATACCATTAACCGACGTAAACGTATTATCTTTCTTTTCGTCCTCAATAGCCGCAATTTCCAATAGATACGGGATTTTCCGAATATTGGGGCTATCTGTTTGTTCTTTCAGATTGTACGACGGACGTTTGCGCCAATCTTTCGGGCTGAAATTGAAAATACGGGTAACGGGGAATTGCTCAAAATTGACGTTCCACATATCCCGGTACATCCCTAATTGTATTTCGCTTTCCTCGTAAAATCCTTTTCGTCCACTCTTAAAATCGACGATTGCGTTAATACGTTCGTCGCCGCCTATCTTTGCCAACATGGTACACGGGCAATCAATCATTCCGGCATACTTGTAATATGGATGCACTAAAGCAATTTCAACCGCCAACGGGCGCACGTCGTAATCTAATACGAATTGAGCAAACGCCAATACGTCCTTTTTCAAATCGTCGGCATAATATATAAAATCGTCCGGCAATCGGTAAACCTCAATATATTCTTTTAGTTTGCCTTTTAACCCGTCCAAATCATAAGCCCGGTTAATTAATAATTCCTCAAATGCGGCGTGCATAAACGTACCATACGCCGCCCGTTCGCCTTTGTATCGTTCCGCTTCCTCAATGCCTTTGTTGGCAATCCATTGTATTAAGTGCGGGGCTTTGGGTAACGTTTGGGACAATATCGTTGTAACCGACGGGAAAAACTCCGGGTTCCCGTTGTCGTCATATCGGTAATAATAGCGGTGTCCCTTACTATTCAATTGCCAAACCTTATACGGGGGTTCAATCAACGTTTTTTCATCAAAAAACATTGCCGTCATTTCCTCAACCGTCATGCCCGGCAATATCTCAAATATTCCGGTTGGTTGCTCAACCTCGACCGCTTCAAACGGGGGGATTATTTGTTGTTGTTCCTCGGTAATTTCCGGGAATTGGTCAGCGGGAACGGCTCCCAAACTTTCGACCGTCTTTTGTACCGGATTTTCCGGTTTCTTTTTGTTCGCTCTCATTTTCTACTCTCTTTTAATTCTGAAAATCCACATAATACCATTGCGGCACACATACCCGCAAACATCAATTGCCACGGGTTCCAAAATGCGCCAATCAGACAAACAACGCCCAACGTTCCAAATGTCGCAATAATCGCTTTCGCTTGGAACCTATCGGAAAACATAACGTCCGCCATGCGTTCAAACCATTGTAACCCGTTATTCTTCATATCCAAACAAATAATTAGGGGTGCAATTACACATTTCGCAAATGATAACAACCCATTCCGGGCGTATCTGTTTAGTCGTACCGTTACATAAGTTAGTCATATTAACTTGTTGTGCGCTTTCAGTTCGTCCCTCCCATAACCGGGCGGCAACCTCTTTTTTATAAACTTTAATTCCGGCGGTTTGAGCCTTTGCAATCGCTTCGTTTACTCTTAATCTTACTTCCATGATTTTAATATTAATTGTTAATAACTTGGTTCGTCGCTCTCAACGTGTCCGCAATGTTTACACGTTCTTTCCTCCCAAATCGGGGTATATTCATACGGGGTAATATATCCGTCGCCTCCGGTCTGTTTATATTCGCCGTCGGTAACTTCCATTTCGCCGCCGCATTCCGGGCAATCGTCGTTACCCATTAAATCCAAATCCGGGACAATGAAATATACCCGTTTCAGATACACGCCCAACGCCTCGGAAATAGCCGCATAACAATTTGCGGTTTGTTCCTCGGTTACGTCCTCGTTTATTGCATCGAAAATGGAAACGCCCCAATTTTCCGGGGTGTCCTCAATAACTTTGTTTTTGAGTAATTCCGAAATGATAATTTCGGCAACTTGGTTGGCTGTTTTCCCGCTATCGGTCGCCAATTGTTTTAATAAATTGCTCTCTTTTATTCTCATATCTTTGCCGGGTACTCCCCCGGTGGGTTTTTGTTTCTGCAAAAGTATAAATAATATTTGTATTACCAAAAATAAAACCTTTGAAAGTTTTATTTGTTCACGTTGGACGCTTGTAATACAGATAAAAAGCACTAATTTTGTTGCACCGCATAACCTCAAACATCGCTCTCGGTTACTGCGTACCAACCCCCGGCGTTACTTCATTGCGTCGGGGGTTCTCTTTTATCCCTTTGTAAATCCCTTAAATGCTACATGGTAAACGTCGTATTGTTTCCCGGTAACATAGAACTCAATCATACGGTTGGCGTTTCCGACGTCGTTTATTGCAATAGTCGGGTACGGTTCCCCCGGCAATTGGTTAAAATCGCTTTCAATTTCTTTATATCCCTCCGGGAAATCCGAACGGTCGGCGGAAAAATACCGGGTTAAACTCTCTTTTATCCGGGCTAACATTTTATCCCCGTTTGGCTCAAAAGCCGCTTTTATTTTATGTTGGTTTCTTAATGCAAATCGCATGGTTTCCAAATATTTTTTTGAAACGTCCACGACTTTTGCGCACGTTTTCGGGTTAAACATTCCTATATGCGTGTATTCCGTGGGTAATCCCAATTGCTCGGATAGCCATTTATAAGCCTCGGAACGCTTCATTAATTTACGCTTATATATTTCGTCAAAATATCGGTGTGCCTCAATCTTACATCGGCGCAACTCGGCGTTTGCTAACCGTCCCTTTGCCCGGTCGGTTCCCGCATGAACGCCAACATACGCCCGGCATTTAGGGCAATAGTAAATCATTCCGTAATCAATGCCATAAACCTCAATACTATTTTTGTACTCGGTTGGAATATGGCAATACGGGCAAACCTTACCTTTCAATATTTCCCGTTGTTCCTCTGTTAATATCATTTTCGCCCTCCTTAATCACTTTACAATACTTATAATATTGGTCGTGTCGGCTCTCAACTTGACAAAGCAACCCAATATCGTTGCCGTCCAATAATAGGTTTAACACATCGCCGGGGTTGTGCCGGGTATAAAGCAAAAATAACCCGCCGTTTGCATTTTGGATTATCTTATACATTTCTTGACTTAATCGGTAACGTTTCGTTTTATTCATCGCTCTAAATGATTATGCCGGGGGATTGCGCCCCCGGCTTGTTATTACTTGTTTGAATAGGGGTTATTATTGCGGTAATTCGTCCAATCCTTGTGCGTCCGGTAACGGATAACGTGGCGGTCAACTCCGGGAACATCGCCGACTATTGCCGTATTGGTGTGTTCTCTCATGTACTTTGCAATTTCGCCATCAAATCCCAATTCTTTGAATTGTTCCGGGGTATAAACCACGACGACGGGTTTAAAATGTTCGTCCCGTGCTTTCCGGCACTCGGTCAATGTTGGCTTTACACACGTGAACAATTCGCCGTCCTCGTTACGATAATCGTATTGTATTAATTTGGTTCTTTTACGGCGGATTGTCGTATAAAACGTTTCGTAATTCTCGGTTCCTTTTTGGCATTGGCTTACGCCGTTAATATTTGTTTTCATACTCTGAAAGTGTTTTTAATTTCATATACATTATTTGAACCCTCGCAAACCACATACGTTGGTAATGGCTTTTTATTCATTCCGCAAACATCGCTTTCAAATGCATAACGGGACGTATAAAACCAAATACCGAATTGTTTAGATACAAACAATAAATCGTTTATGCTTTTCCCGTGTTCGGTCGTTAATACTTGGTTGAATGAAATTTGTTGAAAATCAACTTTTCCGTCTAATAGGGCGGCAATCTCGGCAATATCCGTTGCCTTTGTTCTTTTCTTTTCCATGATTGAAAATTTATATTGTTCCGGGGAAAACGCCCCGTCGTTGTTTACTGATAATAGAAAGTGATTTTAACGCCTCGGCGCAATTTGCAAACCTCTTTGTCGCCGTAACAATTGAAAGCACGTTTTAACAAGCGATTGACTAACTTAATGTCGCCGACAATCTTTATTAAACCGGACACGCCAACCAATACATTAACCTTTTTGCCGTTTACAATTCCGTTTACCTTGATTTTGAAATTGCGGTTAATCTCTTTTGTTGTGTAATCTAATCCGTTATAAATGCTTTGAGTATTCATATTGTTTCGCTCTCTATTTTCCGGGAAAACGCCCGGTCGTTCTTGTTTGATGATGCAAATATACAACCTTTATTTTAATTACCAAAGGTTTTATCTTTTATTTTTGGCTTAAACTGTAAAAAGTTTTGTTTTTGGTTCCAAAGAAGTTATTTTCTTGGAATTTTCGATTTAAGTGGCTTTTGCAAGCGGGACGGGTAAATTATCCACTTTGAAATAAAATGCCCGGAAACGGGCTAAAAATGGCTCAATAGAAAAAGGGGTTGCAACGACTTGTTACAACCCCCGGTTTATTACTTTTCTATGGTTACGAACTCAACCCCCAATATTCGGGTTGCCGGGTTCTTGCTTACAACGTCAATTTCCCGGTTCTTTATCTTCTTTGTTTTCCAAAGGAACCCCCAAAAGCGTTTATATTGCACCGTTTCCGCTATTAACAGACTATCCCGGTTTATATGCGTCCCGGTAAATACCCCGGCGGGCGTTGTGCATCCGTGCAACTCAAACCACGGTTCCACAATGTCAATACAACGTAATACGGTCGTAACCGTGTCGCCGGGCAAATATACAATACTATCCCGGACGTTCGCCCGTAATTCGTTTATCGTTTCCATTTGTGCAGTCGTAACCCTTTGCAAATCCCGGTTCTTAGTCTGCAACGATTTGATTAACGCCGCATCGTCCGCCCGGTACTTCTTATATTCGGATAATTTCAACTCCAAATTACCCACCTTTGCGGCGTTCAAACTATCTTTTGTTTGATACGTGCGGACGTCCTGCAACAACGTTTCGGTATTGTTCCGGTATTTATCCCGTTCGGCGGTCAATCGCTTAATACGGCTTTGTTGTACCCAAAAGGCGGCGGCAACCGCCATAATGATTGCCGCCAATATTATATACTTTTTCATGCGTTTGCCGTGTAAATGATTAACGAACTATCCGGCGTTTTGCTCAATGTCAAAACGTAATGTCCGCCCGCCATTTCAACCGTACTATTTATTTCGTCCTCGTTAATCTCCAATTGCGCAAAGGAAATTACGACGCCCGAAATATATACTTTCGGTATGTTGTGCAACGGGTCGGCGTTTACGGCGTCAATAAATGCGTCTATTTCCGCCTGTGGGTTCGTTACGTTTTTCGTATTTTCTTGGTTGTCCTCAACCGTAACCGTAAAAACGTCCTCGCAATCTGCAATAATAGCGGATAACAACGGGGCAATACTAATTCCCGCTTGGTTCCCTTGATTGGCAACCAATTGTTCCAAATACTCCTTTTTGTCTTTCTTTGTCATAATGGCACAAAATTAAATGTTACTATATTCAATTGCCGCATTAAAACACGGGCATTCTTTAATATACTCCCACGGCTCAATAATGCCGTCGCCGTTCAAATCCGGGGAATAATCCCGGTGTCCCTTAATCGTTGCATCCGGGAACATAACAACTAAACGCATAAGCAACCATAATAACGCCTCTTTTTGTTCCGGCGTGCGTGTGTCGGCGGCTTTGCCGTTGGCATCCAATCCCCCAACGTAACAAATGCCAATAGAACGGGAATTTTGCCCGGAAACGTGCGCCCCAATCTCGGAAAGATAACGCCCCGTTTCAATCGTCCCGTCCGGCAATACAACAAAATGATAACCGCAAATTCGCCCGCTTTGGGGTTGTTTCTTAAATCCCCGTTCTTTGTGCCAACCGTCGATAACATCAACGTTGACTTTTGCGCCGGGCTTGGTTGCGGTGCAATGTACAATCAAATCCGTAATCGTCCGGGTCGTTTTTTGCCCCTCCAAATACTTTAAAATCTCTGTTTGGTTCATTGTTCGCCCTCCTTTTCTTTATCGTTAATAATATCGCTATCGTGTTCCCGTTGGTATCTCTCAATTATGGGTTGCCAATATCCCGGCAATGCCCGTGTAAACTCCAACCGGATAACGTGGTAAATAATACGCAATGCAACCTTTGTTGGATATGCTTTAATAAGGTTGCGGAATGCGTTTTGCAAATATACGTACATGAAAACGTATGTAAGCGACTTAATTACTATTTTGGCGGCTTCATTATCCCCACATTGCAGCATTACCGAATAAATAACGTGTATAATGGTAACGTACAAAAGCAATTCCGCCAACGCATTCTTAAACTTACTGAATCTAAAGTTTTTGCAATGCCTCACGCTTACACCGTCCGCCCGCATACCCGCCCAAATGTTGAAAGCGAACATTATAACCAATGCGTACATAAAACCCGCCGTTGGCGTTAAATACGCTAAAATCGGGCTTAACGACGTGGCAAATATCATACGCCATTGTTCCCATGTGAAAAGTTTATCCATATCATCAAATTGTTATGCCGGGGGAATTATCCCCCGGCGGCTACTCATGCAAAGTTAATAACAAAATTTCCCTTCAATACGGCTTTTAAAGCGGTAACGGCGGATTGTATTTCCGTATCGGCGTTATAATCCGATTGGCTCATTGTTGTTGTTAATTCAACTTGCGTTCCTGAATATGCGTTCCATGTCGTTTGGGTTAAACTTTGTAACGTACTCAACAAAACGGCACGTGTTAAGTGTACCCGTTTGATTGAAAATTGCGTTAATTTTTGAAAGTATCGGGCGGAACTCAAAGTACACGTAACAGGATAAGCCGGGGCAATTGTTGTTATAATAGGATTACCTATTGAAAGGCTTATTAAATCACCAACATTTAAAAAGTCGATAATATCGCCCGTTACTAATGGCAAATCTAATATTGCCGTTCTTATGTTTTTACCTGCAAAATCTGAATATTTACCCGTAACTTGCGTTTGTCTAAAACGCAATATATTTAATGTTGTAGGTTTTAAATCTGCCAACGAACCCGTTAAACCTGTTATTTCGGTTCTTAAATCCGTTATTTGTTGCGGGATATTAGCAACTTCGCCAACTAACCCCGACTTTGATACAAAAAGATTTTTTAAACCTGTTAATTTATACAAATCGGACGTATAAACATATCCACTTACTCGGCTTGCATCTTCGCCAAATAAATAACTTGATACATCGGAAATACTGCCTAATCCAAGGATATTGTATATATTAGTAATTTCAATGTATGGGTTTCCGCCTGTAACTTTAAAATAAAATTTCGTTGTACCTGCGGGCAAAATATAAGATTGCCCCAACGATTGTGTTGTTTCTGCATCTTGGTAAAATTCCCCGTTTGAAATGGTTATTATACTAACATTCCCCGTTTGAACGGCTAAATTTATAAATCCCGTGTTATCAATTATCGCATTCCTATTTAGGTTTATGCGATACACGCCCAATTTTTCAAAATCGCCGATTGCTGTTTCTTCCAATTTTAAAACTACTGTTTTCATATTTCTAATTTTTAAAAGTTATAACACGTCTATTGCTGTATTATCGCCTATATTCGTTCTATTTAACGAAAAACGATTTGTTATAATACGGGTGTATTTATCAGTAAGCAAGCCCAAACCAACCCCCGCCGAATAACCGAAATAATCTAATAAATCTTGTTGGGCAACAAATGTTCCGCCCGACTTATTGTAAATAAATACATCGTCGTTAAACCCGTATTCGTGCATCAAAAACCGCATTTCTTGTAATTCCAAAAATAACGTCGGAACGGGTTTTTGCTGTATCGGTTCATTATGCCAACGGGTATGGTTCCCAACCCCGCAATTGCTCATTCTGATATTCATTACAATATCATGGTCTAACCCTTTTACATGGTCGCCAACTTGCGCAAAGTTGAGTTTTAAGCCATACTTTAAGAAACTTTGTTTTACCCGGAAATCAAAGCCCATTTTGGTTGTTTGTTGTCCGCTTGGTTGTCCTAACCAATTGCGGGGTATCTGCCAATCGTCGCAAACAAGTATTGCCGATTTTGGCGGTATCTTATAATTCCCGGCTTTCCAATCCGCTAATTGTTGCATTGATAATGTTACATACCCTTTATCCTGTAATTGTTTGGCAATTACCATTAATTGAGTAATTGACGCACCACTATTGCTCAACGGATGATTTGAACCCATATAAGTATCATAAATATTGTGGCAAATCATACCGAAACAAATAGGCGTTCGGGACGATATTAAATAATAATCGTCGCTTGCAACTTCGGCATCGCCTAAATAACCCTTTGTAATCTCTAAATCAGAAAACAAAATATCGGATAACGGGTTGCCGATACGCAATTGCGACGTTTTATTTATTTCGGTCAACTTTTCGCCATTTACATACACCTTTATACGTTCGTTTCCAACGATATAATCAAATATATGTTCTTGCGTATCATACTTATCATATACCCAATAAGGGAAACAATCGAATTGATTTGTATAAGGCAAATTATAGGGTGCATTTGCAGAACCGCACGGGTTTAATACCATTTGTTGCGGATATTCTCCGATAAGGTATATTTTGCCATTCTGCAAAATATTAGAACAATCCTTTAACGGCATATCATAAAACGTAATGTAAAAATCCGATAATTCCGGTATTACGGCGTGCGGGTATCCCTCCCGTGGGTAACTATCGTTTGGCGTAACGGGTACAAATTCTTTATAAAAATCCTGTAACGTTTTCCATGCGCCGGAACCATCCTTTAACGACGTGGTAAATATTACCCCCGTACTATCACGCCCAACCGTAAACGTATCGTTTGAAATGTCAATATACAAATCTTGATAGGTTGCAAACAATTCGCTACGGGCTTTCAATTCCTCATAAGGCAAATAATTATTAAACGCACGTGTCGCCGTGTTTTTCACAATATAATTATTGCCTTTCATTTGTAAGGTACTAAACCCGTCCGGGGTTGGGGTATCGGAACCGGAACCAATAACAATGCCGGATGCACCCATTTCGATTGGCGTTGCATCAATAGGATTATCCCAATTTACGACGATATAAGATTGCGACGAACTCCCCCACGCCGTATTAATGTCCTCGGTTGTACGTCGTTTATCAGCAATAACAACTTTCTTTGTTTTACCTGTAACAAAGTACAAACGATTAGGGGTTAATAAATCAATTGTTGCAATACCGTTTACAGGCTCCACGATAATTGGCAACGTGTTTTCTCCCCACGTATCGGTATCGGGTATAAAATAATCGTCGGCGGTTTCACATTTGGTAATGACATACGCTTTATTAACAACGTCTAATCCTTTAAACCAAAACATCATTATTTTATCGCCACAAAGGTTATTACGTCCGCCGTTATGTGAACTTCCCGATTTTGCCAACCTATTATAAATTATCTCGGCATTGTTGCAAGCAAACCCGGATTGAAACAAAGAAAACGGCACTTTGCCCGTAACTCCGTATATGGTTTCGGTCGCCTGTGTTGGTAATGCGTGTTTGACTGATTGCGTAACGGCAACACTTCCGCCATTTTCAAACGTGGCAAAAGGAACATAACCGTTTGCATCATTAACGGGATTTTTTATTTTCCCTTTGACCGAAACACGCCCGATAAAATTCAAATCAATAAGATATTCGGCGTTTTGCGCTCCGTAATTCTTTACATCGCTTAACGTCGTCAACATATCACTTTGATTTTTCAGATTATTAGATATAAGGGACGAACCGACGGATTGCCCGGACTTTCCAACAATATTGCCGTATTTATCAATTGCAAAAACAATGTTGTTTGAGGCGTCCACTATACAATAAAGATAATCCCATTCCTCGACAAACAAATATTCTTTAATGTTGCTTTTAAAATGGCAAACCCCGTTATCGTCAATTGCGAATAAAATATTGTTGTTTGCGTCGATTATCGCATACAAATAATTACCCTCGATAATTTCCCGCATTTGTTCGGTTCTCCAATTCGTTTCATTATCCCAATCATTTACATCAATGGACGTTTCAACGATAATATTACGGGGTTCATTTAGGCGGTATTTAATCGTCAAATTGGCTTTACGCATATATCCCGGAACGTCGTTATACGCTTCTGAACGACTTGTATAAATCTTATCCGGGTAAAAATAGAACATATCTAACCATGTTTTACCCTCAATTACATCTAACAAGTATTTAACCGTTAAATTTCTAATATAGCAATCAAAACGAATATCGCCCCCCGCACGTATTAACGCCGCATTTTCCGGGAAATTTTCTTTCTTAATCAAATAGTCTTTATTGTAGCCGCCCGGAACTTCGCTAAATATGGACGAAATAAAATTTTCATCCTTATCATAGAAACATAATAGGGCGGTATTTCCTAAACCCCTATAACCGGAAACGATTAAATCGGCATCCCGGTTTAACGGGATAAACGGCGTAATTGTATAATTATCAGTTTGCTGTCTAATTGGTACGCCGTCCGTATATCTTAATCCATAACTCGGTATCGTGAAAAAGTCACCATAAGCGTTGTTTAAATCGCTCTGTTTTGCTTTATCGTTTACGTCCTTTGTTAAGTCGAATATATCCCACGGTAATACATATCCGTTTGTTTCTGAACCTGTACAACGAATATATACCGTATCGGCGGGAATATCGGCGGCGGCTATTGTAACGGTTACGGTTGACGTTCCCGCCCATTCCGGAGTAAATGCGGAAATAAAGTTATAATCTTTATCATAGAACGCACATAAAGCAACCGGGGCGGTTTTGTTAATTACTCCCCTAATCTGCAAATCATCATTCCCCGTTATACGTAAAAAGGGCGTACAACGCCATGAAGTTGAAACGGTATTTACTTCTCCGGTATCATTCCGAATATATCCAATTTCTCGGAACAAAGAACGTACCCCGTTTAATGGTACGCCTATTTCCGTGGCTGTAAATTCATCGTCCGGGTTTGTCCGACGAAATATTGTTAAACGGTTCGTTACTTCAAAATTGCCAAAATTGGTATATATTCCGGGCGTTGTCGCCATATAAAATACATTTGATTTACCCGCAACCGGAACCGTTCCCGGCCCAACAAAACCCCTATAAACAAAACTACCACTTAAATATGTGTTAATTTGTGCGATAACTGCATTAACATCTGTCTTTGTCGCTAAATTAACCAATACGTTATACAAGTCAAACGGAATAACGTAATTATCCGTTGTATTCACGTGTCCCGAACAACGAACATACACCGTATTTGCCGGGATTTGTGCGGCGGGTATTGTTGCGGTACGTGTACCGTCTGCCGCCCCGCCCGGTTGCCATGCTGAAATAAATTTGTAATTGCTATCATAGAAAGCGCAAAACGCCATTAAATTTGTTACGCCCTCGTATGCCTTAACTTGCAAATCTTTCGTCGGGTCGATTGGAATAAACGGCGTATTAGTAAAGCTAGAAGACGGGGTATTAATATTTCCGTTGTCCTTACGCACATATCCAACACCTAAAAACAGATTAGGCACACCATTTAAAGCAATGCCGATACTTTGCGACGTCCACGACCCGGATTTATTCGTAAACACAACCATTTCGTTTGTTAATACCGTACCATCGAAATTGGAATAAACGCCACGGGTTCCGGCAATGTAAAAAACGTTTTGGTCGGGGGTTCCCGGTACGGTTTCCGACGTCGCAACCCCGGCAAACGTTGAATCTTTACCCACATTACTAACAATTGTTGTTAGCGTGTTTTGCAGTATATCGCCCGTTATCTCATTGTTCCCGTTTTGCTTAATAACGGCGGCAATTGCTGCTTTTAATTGTTCATAATTTCCCATACTAAATAAAATTATTGATTATTAAAATCATTGTTATAATCATTATTGTAATCTCCATTTGTTCCCGGCGGTAAAACACCCCGTCCGATTTTCTTAACCACGGTTGCGCATTCAAATTCACATTCAACGGATGCTAAATTGCCCTGCGTTTGCCATTTGGGGGTAATTAGAAACGTGTCGCAATCGTATTTTCTGCCTTGACTGTAAACCGTTACAAAATCACTCATACGAATTAACCGCATTACGTCGCAAAGGTATTCGGGGGCTAAAAAAATAAACCGGAACGTCTTTTCCGATATTTGTTTTTCCGGGAAAAAATACCCGTCCCGCTCTTCGCCCTCTTCCTCAAACTTGTATTCCGGTTTCCCTAACTCGGCACACACATAAACACGGTTTTTAAATTGCGCAACGTCGTACACTATTTGCCCGCCGTCAACCTCCATATTTTCGGCGTCGCTCCATTCAATACATAAATAACCGTCCATTCCATTAACCCACGTAAATACGTCCGAATAATAAGTTTGTACGCCGTCATTTATCGCAATCATATATCGCCCCTCGGTTGCCACATCTAAAGCCATTAATAAATTACCGGGGTATAATATAACATCATAACCGTATGATTGATAACGGACAATTTGCAATCCGGTTTCTTTCATAGGTTGCGTTATATCCGCAATTCTCTTTGTCATTTTATAATTGTACAACCGAACCCATGCAATTTGGTTGCTCCGGGTCGGTCGTATAATTTGAAAAGGTAATATCTTATTCAAAGGCGTAAACAACGGGTAAACGTCGCCATACGCATACGATTTTTTATAATCTTGGTATTGTACGCCCTCATAAAATGGCAATACGGACAAATTATTATTCGGTGTCATACTTTAATGTTGTTTTAATGGAACGACTGCACAAATTTACGCTTAATTTATCAACTTGACCGTTACCGATATAGGTTTTTATTAGTTGCATCGGGTTTGGGTCGTCGATTGCCGGAAAACTAAACGTTTGCTTTTTCTTTCTCTCAATACCGTATGCGTAAACCTCGGAACCGTTTATTGATACACGAC